TGTTTAGCGATTATAAAGATACTCATTTTCTGTGAGTTATACAAACTTCAGAGCCTTTTTTATTCCAAAATTACGTTAAATCACGCTTGTGAATTTTCACTTGCGAAACTTTAGTTAATCATTATTGTCTATTTCTCTTCCGTTAATGGCTGTATTTACCATAGCTTGAAAATACAGGTAGTTAGCCTTTGCATCTTCTTTACTCATACCTTTCTTGATAAATTCATCATAAACAGCCTTTGATGAGCCATATAGAAAACCTTTATCAACATCATTAATGGCTTCTTTAATTGAGTTTCTTCTGTCCTTTTGGTTTTCCATATCCAAAAGAGCCTCACAATATGTTGTTTCCCCTTCATCGTCTTTAGCTAACTTAACGAGGGTGTACTCCATCTTTGATGAATTATATCCACCAAAACCATTCTGACCTCTACCAATAAAAGAGATAGTACACATAGAATCGTTTGAAAAAACGACTTTCTCGTTTGTGATTTTGAAAGTTTCTGGATTCTTTGCCAGTTCTTCCATCGTGTCACGTAATTGTCTCTTCGCTTTCTTCTCAAACGAATTGCAAGAAGAAAGAGAAATTATGGCAATCATAATTGTCATAAACACCAAAACCTTTTTCATAACTTGTTCGCTTATCCGTGCTGCGTAGGGCTATATATTTATATTATTTTCAAAAGATAACGCAATATGCGTCATTATATTGTGTGTAGGGCAGAAATTTTAATCTTTATTTCTGCCCATGGCGCAATCGAACAATGTGCCGATTAGCCAAATTGCTATTAAGAATGCCATAACTTAAACCTCCTCTGTATTATTATTGTTGTTATTCAGTTCCTTGTAATACTGCTGAATCTCCTCATCAGTCATACCCTTTTCTCGCATTACACGATAGTTGGCAGAACCACGTCTAAAATAAACCTGACTGCCATAGACTGAGCGTAGATTGTAATACGCACTTCTTACTAGTTCTTTAGTTAATACCTTGCCAGTGGACGAATAAACACCCATCTGCTGCAACATCATAGCTGCATCCGCAAAGTTAGGTGTAGTCAATTCTGTGAAGTCATTGGTACACTTCTTAACCACATTCCATATAGCTTTGTTGCAAGGTTTCTCAGCAGCCTCTTTCTTGCGCTTTTCCGATGCAGCCTTCTGTGCATTTGTCAAGTCGCACTTTCTAGGTCTGCCTAATTTCTTAACGACCTTACCAGACTTTGAAATAAATTCTCCGTCTTGTGCCAGCTTCTGTTTGCGTACTTCCAATGCGCTCTGTGTTCGTTCCTGTATGAGTTCACGTTCCATCTGTGCCGAGAATGAGAAAGCGAACAACAACATTTCGTCAATCGCTTTCAGATGGCTGCAATCAAGGTCAATACCCATCTGAACGATAACCAATCGCACGCCACGTGGTTTCAGCTCGTCATTAACAAACTTGTTGATGTCGCTCATAGAACGACCGATACGGCTAACTTCGGACACGATAAGTATATCACCCTTATCAAGCATCGGCAACACTACCTTACCAAGGTTTCTATCCTTATAAGATACCTTGCCCGATACACCTTCCTCCTTCACTTCGTGAGTAGCTTTCAGATTGTGACAATTCAACCATTCGTTGATTGTTCTTTCCTGCTGCTCCAATGTCTGCTTCTCAGTAGAGACACGACTGTATATTATTACTTTCTGTTTTGGCTCATCATCATCGGTCATGTTTGCCTTTGCGTTGCAGCTTTTGTCAGAACGGCAAAGGTAGTGACCTTCTGCCATCATGCAATAAGGGCAATCCTTACAGCCGATGTTCACGATGTCGTATTTTACAGATGCGCCACCTTCATTCTTGATTTCTGTTGTCTTCATTTCTCCTATCTCCTATCCTATCTCTTATTACTTAAAACGTTACTTTCTTCTATTTATTATCCACGATAATAGAATGATACATGAAAATCGCTACTTTTACGCTCTCGGTCATTCTCAATCACTCCAAACATATAAGTATTAATTACGTAATCTACATCATTATTCTTATCATGTTCAATTCTCTTCACCCATTCCTCAACAACATCGGGACACCAAGCATCGCCAAGGAATCTAACTAGCAATTTATTATCGGTTTCCTGTCTTACCAATATTGGCTCGTTGCCGACAAATCCAACCTTTTCTGTATTGTCTTTGTTCCAAGAATAATGCCCATCGTTAAATAAATCTTCTAACAACTCGTCAATGCCAAGGTCTTTTTCATTAATAGGGCAATGAGCCGCCTTGTCAATGCCACCGTCTGCCCACTGCTCCAATGCTACATGAATATCGTAAGGAACTCGGATAATGTCGCTTGTGTTTTCTCCCCACCATTCCTTCTGATAAACAAAGAAACGACCATAATCATCTATTGGGCATAACTTTGCACGGATAGACTTAAATATCTCCTCAGTCTTCTTATAATAGAAACGTCTGGTAGATGGATTTTTATAGTTAGTCAGATATACAAAACATCTAGTTTCTTGCTTTGAGATACCGCCAAGAATGTTTCTGAAACTGCAACTATCATCACCAAATCCACCTTTGGTGATGGTTCTCTTCAATACTCGCTCCTCTTCTTTTGTAAGCTGAGATAAGCAATCTTCAATCTCTGTAGTCCACATAATATAATCTCCTATAATACATTAAACAAAACACTTTCCAACTCGCCTTCGTCTTCCAATATGCCACTATCGTACATTGCTCTTGCGGTATTCTCTGCGGATTCGGATGACGCTGCATCCACCTCTACCTTATAGGTGACTTTTTCAACAATTTCTACTACGTACTTCTTCATTGTCTTATTACTTTAATTCTTGTTCCACAATATCGAAATTATCCCACGTCTCACCTTCGTTGTCTGAGATATGATAGAATGAGCCTGATACGCTGATTTGGAAATCGTCACAATCCAATGAATGCTTATAGCTTTCCAATGTGTTCAGACCTTTGTCTTCCATCGCTTTTCTAGCCTTGTCTATGGTTGAGAATACTTCTGCATCAACCTCAACTGCCTCACCCAATCCATGTTGGTGTGAATTGATAACTACATATACTTTCATAGCTTAACCCTTTCTACTATTTTGAAGTGATTATTCTTATAAAATCTAACAATACGTCTAAGTTTGATTTGGTTAGATAGAAATATTCAAATGTACCTAAACCCCATATACTTTCAGATGTATATTCTGCATGTATATCCATATAAGCAGGTGATACATGAGGAAACTTAAAGCAAGGAATATTCTGATGCTCACGAAACTCTATTTCCTCTGTGATAACATACCCACGAATGAAGAATATAGTACTAAGTTCTGTTTTTGCATCATCAACGTAAGTTGCTCCTACATTAAAACCAGATAAATTGCACCTACCGATATTCTGCTTAATATATTCCAGTGCATCTTCTTTTGTTATTGTCTGTTCCATATTGATTAATGTATAAGTTTTGTTTCGATAAACATTATTTGATGAATATCCAAGACGATAGTCTCTTTAAGAAATGAGTCGTTTATTATAAGTAACTCATTCGTTCCGTCTACTCTATACTTACAAACATTGAAGTCTATATGAAAACGGTTATTAGGGATGGCAATGTAAATTACCTTGCTTTCTGCTTTGGCTACCTTGATAGCCTTTCTTAATTGATTTACGTTCATATCTTTACCCTTTCTTATATTAATTCGTAATTGCTCTATCTGTATATTCGCCAGCAAACAAATCATACATATCATCATCCAAATCTGCATTTGCGCCTGATTTGGTTAATTCTATAGGATACAATTTAATGGTGACTTTCTGTTTGCAACCTTTCAATGATATGCCATCCCAGGTAACTGCATCATCATTTTCTTTGTACCAATCGTTTAAAGTAGCTTTATAACTACCCTTCTTTTCGTCACGGCTACTTAAAGACGCATTATCAGTTGCTTGTTCATTATAGAACGTTTCGATGTATTTCTTTGCGTCATCCTTGTTTTCGAAGACTCGTAACACACCATTTGTCATACGAGGTACAATTCTTTCTTCTTCTGTATTAACGCATTTTTCGTAATGTTTGCTAATACTTACTACAAATACTTTTTCCATTTCTGTTTCTTTATTAATTGATTTACTTTTGTTGTTTCACTCATTATTCCGCTCTGTGGAGGCGGCAAAGGTAGTGTGTGTACTACTTTGCCAACACCACATAAGCAATCGCCTACAGCCGCATTTAACGGCTTGTTTGCTGCAATATCCAACCGCATATTGTTCGGTGGAATATCCAAGCATACCGGAACACCGATATAGATAGCCACAACCTTTGCGGTTGATGCCGTTTCTTTGCACTCTGAGACGTTTTCATTTGCCAATGGTGTAATTGTCCGCTCGGTGCATTTCTCGCTTGTTTGATGCTCATTTGGTACGCTATTCAAATATGTATGAATCATATCCATTATGGTATTCTCATCTGTATATTCAATAACCATACAATGAGAAATCATTTCCTCAAACTCGCTTTTCTCTGCTCCGCCGTGCCAAAGAAAACTCCCATCGGCTCTAATCTCTGTATATAAGTAATGAGGGGATTTTATTGTATTGTACCCAGAAACTTTATATGCCAACTTATTTTTGAAGTCGATAAATACCTTTCCTTTCCAATCAGTCGGCTCGCTCGGTGTACCATCAGGTATGGCTGCAATCTCTTCTTTTGATACCAATGATTTCTTTTGCTGCTCCTTAAATAACTTTTCTAATTTAACGCCATCCTTAAAGAAGAAGGCACACCCACGATAGGTATTACTCTTTGTTCGCTTATCATCAGGCATGAACTCTTTGCAGAATCCCGACAAAGTAAACAGTTCATCACAGAATATAATCTTATTGTTTTCTGCTGCAATAACCTTTGTGCCATCGATAAATGTAAGTGCATCTCCTACATTTACACCGATAGCCGCAAAGCTAAACTTATTGTTAGGCTTATCCAATGATACTACCTTTGCAGGTGCATTCGTTTGCTCTGTTTGCTTTGTTTTTTCCTCTGTAGCGCATTCTTTTTCATCAGTTGTAACATTATCCACCTTTGCAGGAATAACGTCTTCTGAAGGCTTATTTGTGCGCTCTTCTAATACGTCTATATCAAATGGTACGTATCTAGTGTCTATAGAATATCCTATACTACCTTCCAATACGGCAGGCATAAGCAAATAGATGTTACCAAGACTATTTGTTGCAACCGCTGCATGAGATGAAGACTTACCAAGATATAAGGTATCAACACTAGCCAAAGCAACTATAGACTTAATCATGAATGACACATTACCAATTGTATGCTGCAATCTGTTTTCGATAGACAAATCACGCTTGCAATCATCATAAGATATTGTAATCTTACTTTCTCCAGATAAGCCGTGCAAACTAATAGTATTTGCACCATCTTTCTTTGCAACCTTACAGAATTTCTTTATCTCATTCCAAGTGTTTTTACCAAAATGCAAAGCGAGTTCATTTGATACCTTTGGAAAAACGCTTTTCCAATTCGGGTATCCGCCAATGTCACCGATATTAGAAGTAATACAATCAAATTCTAATTTGTTGCATCCCTTACCATTTACGATTTCCTTTATGGCTGTAATGCTATAGGTTTTTCCCTTCTTCATTTTCTTGCACATCAATGCAAATTTCTTAGGACAGATGAAGAAATTGTTTAAATTTCCTGAATGTTCCAATACCCTTGCAGGAAAAGAAAGTAATTTGTGCCCATCACTTGCAACCAAACAATTATTAGCTGCATCCAATATGATATAGTTCATAACAGGGCGCAACTCATCATCGGCAACAAATTTACAAAGCTCGCTCATTCCTTTGCTTACTTCAAAGGTAACTTTGCCCAATAGCTCGCCAGACTCTTCAAATACAAATTGTCTTGCATTTCTGCCAACACTCGCTAGCTTTTCAAAGACTGAAACAAAATAAAAGATATTCTTCAAAGGAAAACTGCAAGTATATGTACCAACACTAAGAGTAATCTTTTCGTCTTCATTTTGCTCATTACTGAAACAAAATTCTTTATTTACCTTATTAGCAATCTCGCTTGCAGTATATGAGCCGTAATCGGCTACCTTTGCCATTTTCTCCCATACTGCAAAAGCTATCTCATACAACTTGTTTAAGATAGCCAAATTCATTTCTTTGTCACTCATATATCCAATTGTTTAAAAGTTACACATTTAACGGCTCTAAGATTGATATACAATCATTCCCGATTTGATGATGTTGCTTGTACCATACCAATGTATCAATAACTCGCTTATCATCTACGATATTCTTTCCAGAGTGAAGGGTATTGTCTGTAATACTCTCGCCAACTTCAAAAAGACTACCTACTGCAATATGGTTATTAATGCAGGCTATTTGATTCTGTGGCATATTTGCCAAAGTTACAATATATTTTTTCATATTCTTTTCTCCTATCTTTTTTGTTTATTATACTTGTTTCATATTACAGAGAACAAATGTATTATTGCAGCCGAAAATAATGCTTTTGTACGCTGTTATTCGGATGCTTGCATCCAATGAGGTTACACCTTTATTTCTTTCCTTTTCCCAATCTATATATTCAGGCAAATTTGCTTTAATAACCTTTGCACTCTTATTTATAGCCTTAATCTTTTCTACCTTATCAGCCAAGGCGCAAAGATACTTTATTTGTTTATCTGTTGCTAACATGATTATTTTCTCCTATCTTTATATTAAACTTGTGCCGTGCCAAATCTCGCTTTTGGAGGCGGTCATAAACCGCACACGGCTATAGTAACTTTTAAGCAATATCAAGCTATCTGTATGTAGGCTTATAATTCCAATCGTATGCGGTATATTTGCCGCTTTTTATTGATACGCTAAACTTAACAACCCTTATCATGCTTTTATCGTTCATTCTTGCATCCATATAGTCTAGTACTTTCTTTTCAATGTTATCTTTTGTACCAACTATTTTTTTAATCAGATAACGTTTGTCTGAATGAGAAGGGCGTTCCAGATATTCTCTTATTTCTGCTATCATATCTTTCTATCTTTATGTTATTAATTGAGCCGTACCAAGTCGCAAACTTGCGTACCTTATAGGTAAGCACGGCTATTTGATTAAGTCACAACTAAAAGAATCTATCAAAGGTATATTTAGGATTATTGAAAATATCTTTTAATGCTTTTTCTTCACTATCCCAGCATCCACTACCAAACGAATTATTAAGCACAAATTTATTATCTATAGTCTTGTAAAATGTGCCCAAATCATCATCAAGTGTTATTGTAACTTCATCTAAGTTATCATTATCGTAACAATACCAAATAGATCCATCTCCACAATGATAATTTTTTCCGCTGAATGCGTAATTGTAGCCCTTATCTAGAATCTTCTTTCTTAATTCTGATAGTTGTTTCTTTGCACTACCAATTGATTTAAAAAACCTTTGATATAATTTTGTATCTTCTTTGCCCTCGCAAATGTTTTCGAGAGTTATTGTAATTACATATAACATAACTTTCTAGTTTTAGCCGTTTATTTACTCTATATAGCCTTATCTTTTCCCACTTGATAAAGTGTACCAAAGGGAAAAGATAAGGGCGCACACACTATTTTATTAGTACTTTTGAATATCACTTATTAATTGTCCGACAACAAATAATGTAGTATATAAATATGTTTGGTCATACACCAATTCGTTATTAACGAATAAATGCAGCTCATAATAGGCATCATCGTACCAAATTTGCCATTCATAATTTGAACTACCATTCTTTTCGCGAACGCAAAGGAATTCGTTTTCCGTTCCCTTTTCTTCTATCTTTGCGTAAACATCAAGTGAACGCAAGATTTTAGCTAATTTCTTTAAATCTTTATTCATATTGCTAATTATTTAATGTTACTTATTTTGTGGTGCAAACTGAATCGAACAGTCTAGAGATACCGACTATCTTTGCACCTATCCAATATGTTTTATGATATTGTCTTTTTGCCGTAATAACGCAAATTAAGCATTTCCTTTTGGCTAGTAAGTTTGCAGCCACACAATTTGTTATTTGTGCTGTAGTCTGCACCAAGCGCACGCAAACGGCTGCTAGTTGTAGCCGTATTAAAACCGCCATCGGAAAAATACACCTTGCCACGTACTTTTGCATATATATATGTATCATACAAGCGTACAAATACATTTGCACCCTTAATAATTACTTCCGTATTACTTTCTCTATAGTTAACTTTATTATTTATAGCGTTAACCATTCTTTGCTCTATCTTTCTCATTTTATTTGCGTTTTAAAAGGTTATTTACTCTTTTACGTACTTATTCCAATTGCGCCCGACAATAATACCCAGCACGTAACTAATAATGCTAAAAACGAAAGGTATTGTTATATCCATATATCCAATTAGTTTAAATTCAAATTATCCTTTGCAGTATTAATGATAGTACAAGCGAGATAAGCACATGCTTGCTTTCTCTCTTTCCCTGTTGGCATTTCTCCATCATACTTAAAATGATACTTTGCAGACTTGAAAACTAAATCTTTCAAATTATCATCATTCATTAATCGTACTACACTAACAAACTTATTTGCTTTCAGATACTCTTCAATAACCTTTGTTATTTTACACTTAATATCGTAAAATTCACGTGTATTGTTTACGTACAATACCATTCTTTGTGCGTTCAAAGACAATTTCTCAAAAACTACCATATTATAGCCCTCCAATATTAAATATCGTAATACTCGCTTAATTCCTCATTTGCTGAATAGCCATCATCCAGTAACTGCTCATAACTTCTATTTCCAGTACGTGCATATACGATAGCCAAAAACGTACTTTCTGAATAACCGCTAATATCAGTTACCAAATTAACCTCTTTCTCGGTAGCAATATTATTCTCAATAATAAAATTGTACCATGCATTTTCTAGTTTCATACCTAAAATATTTAAAAGTTACTAATTAATTTTGCTAATTCGGAAAAAACTAATAACTTTGCAACCGCTTATGTAACCGAGTTATTAGTTTTTCTTTTAACTTGATTCGCCCACTACTTTTTTAAGGTAGTGGGTTTTTCGTTTATGCTGCAAAATAAGTGTTTTTTACAGACTTTAGCCAAACATTGAAGGCTGCAAGCATTGAGCCTAATCCGGCGTTTTTGTCGTAATACTCATTAAACAACTCACAGAAAGCAATCACTTTCTTTTTGTCAGAAGACGAAAGCACGGCTCCAATTGGTGTAACATACGACTGATACCAATTTCTAGAATTATCTAGCTTATTTTGGTATTTGCTTAATACCTCATGTAAATCACCCCAAACTTTATGCTGTTTTTCCTCTTTTGCTTTCTTTGCCTTATAGACTGCGACTCGGTTAAAATTCATTTTAACCCACAATCTGCAAAACTCATATTTGCCCAAATCGCAATTATTATAAACCTCAACAATAGCATTAAACTCGGTATTGTTTACATCCATGCCTGTTAGTTTTACAAATTCATTGTACATCATATTGCTTTAAATTTTAAGTTACTAATTTGTGGCTATCAATTAACCCGCCTAATTGCCAACGGCTGAGGTTTTCGCCTACAATAACCGTACTATTTATGTATTATTGACTTTCATTTATCATTCAGTTCATTTCGTTACTCTAACTTTTCACTACTCACCTTAGAATGTTTCAGTGCTTTATAAATAAGTACGAATGTAGCTACCTTCCGTATAATAGCCTATCCGTTTTCCTTCTTTCATTTATAATTGTTGCTACTAGTTTCTTTATTGATGGCAAACTAGCAAACCGCTTAATACTACTATATTGTATCATTACACTAACATTTGTTAGATTTATGATAACGATATTAAGATAATGCCTATCTTACGTTTGCGCTATCTGTAGTAAACAGAATCACGGCTGCAAATAGTAAGCGTTTCATTATCACGCTAACATGAAAGTAAATCAAAGAACGAAATGCAATAATATAACTTTGGATTGTCTTGCTTATGTAACCCTTTGTTTCTTGATTGCGATGCAAAGGTACGACAATTTTCTGTATCTGCAAAATATTTCGGCAAAAAATTACGTTTTTTCTCGCTTTTTTCTTGAAAATAATTGGTTTTTTTTAAATCTTTACACAAATTGCTATCTCCACTTTGCAAAATAAGGGGTTAAATATGGGGTTGTTGTGTGATTATATAGGTTTTCACTATCTTTGCACGTTTGCAGCCCGAAAAAATCACTTTGCAGCCGTTTTCTTTATTATGTACGTGTGCGAGTACCTTATATATAGGAAAACGCCTAAAAGCGTATTATTTGCCGTTTGCAGCCGTTTTCCGTCTTAGATGTAGTTTGTACTATCTTTCGTTTTTGGTACGTTTGCAGCCGCTTATATTGTACGTTTTAGTTATCTAGATTATTTCTAAATAAAGTTTAATGTTTGGTTTTTCGCTCTGTTTGTACTCGCTTTCTGTTTTTGTTTCTTATTTAGATTAATTCTAAACTGAAAACTTTTTGGGAATTTCGAGTTTTTCTGCACCTTTGCAGAAACGTTCTATCTTTTTACTTTTTGTTTCTTTGCTTTTTCTCTTATTTTGGATAATTTACAGAAAACGAAAACAGAAACGAAAAAGCCGATTTTTGATGTGTTTTTGCCCGAAAACGTCCGTTTTTGTCGCAAATAAAACGCTGTTTTTCAGTAGTTTATACCTATATAGGGTAATTTACACCCCACCCCCCCGTTTTTGGCACTCGCAGGGTGGGTCAGCTCTCGTCCGAAATTTTTTATTTTTTTATTTTTTATTTTTTTTGTAAAATACTCTGATTTTTCAAATTCCGCTTTTCTACCGAATTTTGAGCATTTTCCAGAATATCATATCTACTTTTGATTTTACATAAGTTTTCGAGATATTCATTTTCGCATATTTTCGTGCGTTATGGAGCGTTTTATGTAGCTTTGCGGTAAGTTTATCGCCATCGTATTTTGAACGTCTTAGAATATAATATTCGAGTTATTTGCGTTTATTTTCGTTTTTGCGGAAAAGTAAGGTTACTCCATGATTTAAGGTTCGTTTTTGCTATATACGGATTGCAGTTTTGTGTGATATTGATATGGGGTTGATGCGAAACCTTCTTCTTGGGGGATGAGTATATAGTTTACTATATACAGGGGGTTGACATCCCCCATTACGGCTGCGCGCGAGGGTACAATTACTTATTTACGTGTTATTATTATATGGGAAAGAGTTCAAATGTTAAATTTTCAATATGAAAAATCTGATTTATGCGGATAACATATATTTAATTGGGGATATGGGGAAAATGGTACAAATTTGCAATTTGTTAAACTATGTAAAGTTCGTTTTTGGCTTGATTTTTTGGCGTATATTTGCAGCATAAATGTTTGATTTACGAATTACCGACTTTGGAATATGGCAGAAAAGAAATTCTACATACAGCGTTACTTGAAGTCCGAGCAGGGTGCTTGGGAGGCAGACGGATTGCGTAAGAGTCTGGAGGATGATTTCGGCGGCGGCTCTGTCCGCTACAAGTCATTGGACGGATTGAACTCCAAGGGTAAGCAGAAGGGTGTATATACCGAGAGCTATCCTGAGAGTGATGCGTTAAGAGTGTTCGTTGACCCGAATACTAGGCATGAGAGCACCAACGCTACGTTGTCAGTCTGCGTGTTCGGGTATGATGTTGACGGAACAACCGAGCTTTCCGTTACTGAGCAGATAAAAGCTGCCGAGAAAGCATGGGATAGTCTGTATGCTTACTTGGAGGGTTCGCTTATCCTGTGGTATGACGATTACAGACAGAAGAAAGCGTTGTTTTTGGTACAGGATGCTACAGAGCCATCAACGGACAACATCAAGAACATTCCGTATCTGCTCTGTTCGGTCAAGTTGGTAAACGTCTTCGGTCAGTCGTTTGATGGTGACAGTACCGTGATTGAAGATTGGTTGAAGAATGGTGGAAAATAGAAACAACAGCATCCGCAAGGCGGTAGGACGTATTTTTAGATACAAGTCTAGGCAAACAGAAGGTTCGAGTTCCTTCTACGGTCGGTGGATGCTTTAAAATATATGCGAATTATGAACAAATACAAGACATCAATTGAGGTCAAGGGCGAAAACATCAAGGCATTGTTCGACTGCCCTATCGTTACAGACATCAAGAAAGCAACCGATGCGGTCGATGATGGTTTGGACGTTACCGATATGCTTTACAGCGTTACTGCCGTAAATATGGCAGGTGCTCACAAGCAGGTGAAGCGCGGTTCTGTATTGGCGCAAGACGTTTGCGGTCATTGGGAGATTATGACTGCCGATGAATGGGAGTTGAGGAAAGACGATACCATTAGCAATGGTTCTTCCGAGGAGTTGTAATCATTTAAAAGTTGAGAATATATGCGAATAAAGGAAGAATCACTTGATAGGGCGTTGGAAGCGGCATCGTTGCAGACGAAGGGATTGCCGAAACGCTACACGGATGGTAAAGACCCATTCTGGATAATGGCAGTTGTGCTTGTTCAGAAGCGCAATTTGGAGGAATGCTACTGTATTTATCAGCAGAATGCGGACAAATACATGAAGCTTTTGCAAGACTTCGGTACACCGAGTCCTATCATGTCTATCAAGAGCATTCATCCTTACATGTATCTTGATGAGGCTCAGTTTTTGCCGAGCGGATGCATCGAAGCAAAGAAGAACTTTCTGAAAAACGAGCTTGGTGAAGACCCTAGGGCTTATGAGGTCGATGAAATGACGGAATCGGACGTTAATCACGCGTTATTGGAGATTGCCATTGCCAAACAGATGAGAGCTGATGAGGAAAACAAGAAAATTAACGTACTCAACGAGGGAAGCGATTTAGACGGAACGAGATTTGAGGACATTGAACGTCAGAAGTTCGATTTTGAGTTGGCAGAAATGAAGAAAGATGGATGCTCCAAGAAAGAAATTAAAGAGTTCATTGACGAGTATAATGCCAGTCATAAGCAGAAAGTTGACGATGAGCCATACATTTCAGAGGAAGACCGCATCCATAAGGAAATGGAATCAAAGGACGTTGAGAAAACTCCCGAATGCAGTATTGAAGGTGAGTTTGATGCACCTGAGATAGACTACGATAAGCTTCATGAGGAATCAGAGGCGTTCAAGAAAGAACAGTTGAAGGTTGCCAAGCGCAAGTGGAAACGTGCCTATGATGCCGATTCTGAGAAGCGTGAAGGAAGAGAGTTCGAGAACGAATTTGGCGAAGATGAGGAATGTGAGACGTTGCAGTTGCCGAATAAAGAAGCCGTTCCTGTAAAGCGAAAGCCAGGCAGACCTAAGAAATCGTCATTGGATTACACTGCTAGCAAGCGCGACACGACAAAGAAACGCGGTCGCAAACCATCATCAACTAAAAAATAACAGATTATGACTAAATCAGAGCTTTTAAATAATACGGAATTTAAGAAAGCAGACGGTAGTTTGCCTATCATATATATAACATCAGATGATGATGTTGTAAAAATCGGCGGCATTATCAATGCACCTATGGTTGGAAGAATTTATTTTAGTGAGGTTAAGAAAACCATTACTAAGGATGAATTACTTGCCAACAAAGAGTTCATTTGCGCAAGTGAAGATTCTGAGATACTTATTGATTTCGGTGGCTACAGACGCGAGACACTTGATTGCTATGTCACAGTTGATGATAGTTGCATTAATATCATTGAGCTATGAGGAAGAATCATCACAATCCTAATAAAGTGCCGCCGTTCAAACCAGACCCCGAACATTGGACTAGAAAAGTCCATTCATGGAAGGCGAAGGTCGCATACGAGACTGAGGATGATGCTTGGGAATTTCTGAATCAGAATCCGAAGTTAAAGTCTCTTGGTTATACTTGCTACCTGTGCAAGGTTTGCTCAAAGTGGCATATTGGAAGGTTACACAATAAATAGTTAAGATATGGATTATTGGAGTGCAAAATTCTATAAAGCAAACAATGAAAGAGCGGCTGATATTCTTGATAAAGTGAAAAAGGGTATATGGCTGTTTTTGGAAGGCGAAGAAATTACAAGGGAAAGCGACTACTTCTTTCTACACAAATGTGGTGTTCTGTCTTGGGAAAGTAGATACGGAAAGCCCACACCATTTATTGCCGAAGTTGAAGAAGAGAAAACCATTTTAAAACCAGCTTATGATTATCAAGGAAGGTATGATATATGTAATGTTGATGTTGGTGGGGAATGTGACTTATTTAAAACAAACAAAGACCATGACTGTATTATCGTAAACACGCGTTTTTTTCTGCTAGGTCTTGGATTGAAAGATGTTTAACATAAATAGTTGAGAATATGAAGAAAAAAGGATATTACGAATACGACCAGCCAATCTATCCGCACAAGTTATGTGTTGCCATAGGAGTTAAATACGATGATATATCAAAGTTTTTCTCAAACTATGATGGCTCAGATATTGAAGAATACGACTTCAAGCGTTGTGATGGATATACATATTGGGGATGCATGGAGAAAAATGACAGAAGAAAGTGCATTTTGCTGCTATTCGAGAATACAAAATGTATGACCATGAACACCTGCTGTCATGAAGCCACCCACGCTTGCGAACATATCGAAGAAGAGATTGGTATGGAACATGGCGGCGAGGCATCTGCTTACTTGACTGGCTGGATTGGGTCTTGCATCAACAAGGCACGCTTGGGCAAAGGTGATTTTATTGAGATTAAAGATAAGGAGGAATAGCTTATGAAACCGATTATAGTAATAGAACTTCCTTTGGGAATGTGCATTGATAGAGAAATCACAGAACCTTATGGCTACGATTTGTTCTATGGAGACGAGAACATCGAAGCTCAGTGGAAGAAACTGGAAGAACTTCGAGAAACTGGCGGTGTCATTATAGTTCATCCAAGCTCTACTAGCGCAATTCGAGAGATTCTTGACCCTTATATTGGTAGTGATGGATTTATCAAAGAATGCGGTTTACGAAACGTCCATACAGAAGAGCATGGTGATTTCTATGTTATGCTTTTTCATAACCCATCAGATGTTATGGCTCGCAGAGCTTTTCGTATGATGAATAATAAAAACAAATAGCTTATGAGGAATTATTGCTATAAGGTTTCAAAGAATGGATGGAGAAGTCACGATAAGATAGATACCATTACTGGTATTCACGTGTACGAACTTAACAAAACAAAGCATGACACAGAGCTTTGTGAAAAAGGTGTGATGTGCGAGGTGTACGAGGAAGGAACGTTCTATGATGAGCATGATGAGTTTTATTTCCAAGCAAAGAATACTGTCAAGGCTTCAAAAATCGGATTCTCGCATTATATTAACCGAGACTTGCAGAAGCTCGGTGAGAAGAATGTTAGGTTATTCTTGATGGATAATAGTATTTCTTTTGATGATGCTATGGCATTGTCTGAATCGGAGGCTTACAAAAAGTGTAAGGAGTATTATGAACGTTTAGTTAAGAAATAGCTTATGATTAAGAAAGAAGATATTAAGGTAGGGCTAGAGTTTCTACTTCCGTGCGAGCGTATAGAACGCACCGAAGGTGGATTTCGCTATTATGTCAATACAAGGAAGAAATGCTATGCGGCACTGAGTAAACCTACAGATGTTTTTTCTGTAAAGTCTGTTAAAAATGACCATGTTTATTGTGACGTTTGCGACGCTACTGGTGTACGCGTAGATTTAGATATTTTGCAAAAGAACGGTATCTATCCTGAATATGCAAAAAATCTGATGGATGAATGGAAAGATTCTATCGGCATTGATAATCTTAATTGGAGCGAGTCGCCGTTTAATAGTATTGTTATGGGAGAACAAAGCAAAAATACCGATGCTGACCGCTTTAAGGAAATCACCGACAAGATGTGCGATATCTACAAGCAAAAGAATTCCGACTACGGAAGCAGTTTCAGCAAGCTGTTTAAGAAATGCGGAATGACCTATGCTTACGGACATCTTGCAGAAAAGATTGAACGCATCGATTCTCTCAGTAATAATGACGCAAAAGTTCAAGGAGAGAGTATGATTGATAGTCTTTATGACTTGGCTAACTACTCTATCCTTACCATTATGGAAATCGAAAAACGTAAGGAACATGGCACAGACTGAATACACTTGTAAGGATTGCGTATTGTTGAATGATGAAGATTTTGAGTTCCCATATTGCATGGGCAAAAACTTATATACATACGTAAATCCTGACGATGATGCTTGCGGAGACATTATTCCGCTGGTATATACGTGCAAGGATTGTTTCTTCTTCAAGAATGATATTTGTCATAATACAACGAAGAAGAGATACACATCGGAAGAAAATCCATCTTGCATTAGTTTCGAGTACAAAACGATTGTAGAACAAAAAATAAATATATAGTTATGGCTAGAATTGCAAAAAAGAAGACTGTTGACAACAATGCAGGTTTGCTTAAAGTTGTTGTCGGAATCAACAAAAAAGATGTTGAAAGCGTTACCGACTTCGGTCATTTCTTCATCGTAATTTTAAAGGATTGTGCTATTTTCCACACACATATTGGATTTGAAGCACGTTTTAAGCGTTGGGGCGGCGTTGATATGGAAGGACACGCGCTTACCACTACAACATTCGCATGGCTTGAAAATCTTGTCGCGATGAAGAACGAAGTAAAGGGAAAAGAAAATGATATTTTCCCTGAGACTGATGTTACTTATCAAGATATGCTTGATAGTATGGTTATCATCACAGAAGCCAACATTACTCATCCGATTACAGCGTTCACTGATGCAGATGATGCTGCAAAGTTCGCAAAGAACAAGATGGATTACCTCGGTCGTATGCAGAAAGAGTTGGAAACTGTAATGAACACTCCAGTTTCCGAAGAGACAGAGGAAGACTTGAAGAAGAACTTTGAGCACGGTCAGCAGGCAATATTGGCTGAGCAAGCAGCCGATGCTCTTAATCAAGGAAAGGAATAGCTTATGTATAATGAATGGTATATAGAACTGAAATACGGACTATTCCGAGATTACAGGATTGTAAGGATGTGTGATGCTAACGGAGTGAAACGAGACGGTATCTTTATACCATTCATTCAGAACGGAATCAAATGGGATGGTGTAAAGGTTAAGAATCCTGTTCAGTATCTAAAGCCGATTTGGGCTGCCGCCGATGGTTCTAGATTACACAAGTTAGTTCCCATGGTTTCTGTGGATTTTAGACAGAAAATGGAAGATGCAGGTGTTTTATCACCAGATGATAAATACCCTTGTGATACGGTAGGTTACGTTTATAAAGATAAAAATAAGATATAACGGCTATGATATACTTAGGTAATGATACAATGGATAAGGTAGAGCGGATGGTTTGCGAACAAGTGAACACGGCTATGAGTACTGAGGAAAAGGAAGGAGTGAATGCAGATGATTTATATGTCGGCAATACTAACATTCCTTTTGCGAGAGCGGTAGCAAGAAACTTTGTTCTTGACGTTCTACACAATCGCTATGGTTTTTCCTATGCCGTTATCGCACAGCGCGCGGACATCAATGAGAAATCGGCTATGCGGTGCGTCCGCAAGTGTCACGAACTTGTCGGGTACGATAAAACCTATGCGTATGTGAACACTTTAATTAACGATAGATTGAGAGAATGGTATGGGTAATAACAATGAATTATTGACGTTGAAGCGCAATGCCCTAAGATTGGGATTGTGCGGAGAATATAAAGGGAAATGGGATTCTGCCGCGAGTAAGCGAGAATTGGTAAATATGGCTCTTGATTCAAACGGAATTGAGTTTATGGCTGATTCTATTGCTTTCGGATGGGGATTGTCAAAAGAGTACCTTTTGAAAGAGTTTGGTGAGTTTGCCAATGGATTCTATCAATGTAACGAGCACGGATATACTAGCGAAATGTATATAGGTGCTCATGGAGTTATCAAGGCGCGCTCTACGATTATTCTTGTCGCATACTGCAATGATTTGGAAATTGAAGTTCCTGAGAATATGGTTACTCGCATATATGTGTGCGGAAAGAGTGAAGTTCGCATCGAATGCAAAGGAAAATGCGACCTCATAGAGTACGGAGAGGATAATGATGTTAAAATCATTGGCTACGATGACGTAAATATGACGCTAGGAACGATTTATGTGTCAGAGTGGAATAGTTGTAAGGATGAACAGAAATAATGCCTTACAGCTCATTTAAATAGCAAAGTTTGGTAAAAATATTTATATTATTTTCTTGTTTACAGAGTGTACGGCGGTACAACACAGACATAAAGTGTAATTTTACTTTTTATATTAGTTAAGGTTTAGTTAGATTTATGTTGATTAAAAAGGGCAAGTTCAGTTGTGAAACCGAGCTTGCCCTAATTTTATATATAGAACACAGAAAGCTAATTCATAAATACCTTGATACCATTTCTTCCTTGCTTGTGACCGCCCTTTACACAGCTAGCCAAAGTGTCGCGAATATCGGTAAGTATTGTTGTCTGCAATCTCAACTCAATGAGTACAGGACTGTTTGAAGTGTCTTGTGTTATCGCGTTGATACTATTGCCGAGCTTTTCTAACAGAGTGTCGCGGATGATACGAATGTCTGCTTGTTGAGTAGCTACATAATATCGTAGGCTGTTGAGTATCGACTCCAACGCCTGTGCTGTTGATTCCGTAACAGACTGAATACCTTGCTGCAAAGCTGAGATATTTGAACTGCCAGCAGGTTTGACGTTGAGAACATCCATCAAGTTCTTTGCATACTCATTGAATAATGCAAGGTTCTTGTCTTTCAGTTCCTTGATACCTTCGAGTTCTTTCTTGGTAACGTCAAGACCATTGTTTCCACCTTCGCTGCCCTCAGATACCGCTTTGTCGAATGCTTCAAGGATAGGCTGAATGTACTTTGATGTAGCTCTATTCATTAACTGCTTGGTGAGCATTGTATTGAAATACTCGTCAAACTTATTGTTGAGTGCTTCGAGTGCATCACTACCTTCATTGAAAGCATCTACCCACGCTTCAGAGAAAGCTTCAGCAGCAGATTTATAGTTGGACTGAGAACCGAAACCGCCAAGTGCTTCTGTCATAGACTCACCTAATTCTTGGATTGTTGTGTTCAAATCATCAATCTGCTGTTCCCATTCTTGAATCTTACCTTCATCGGGATTCTTGCGACCGCGCTCTGCATTAATCATTGCTTGGTACGCCTTCTGCTGCTTTTTAAGGGCATCGACCGATTTTTTGTTATATTCGTAGAGCCTTTGTGTATCAAAGGCATCGTCCATACTCTTTTTAAGCTTTTCGTAAGCGTGTTGCAAGGAATTTATAGCGCGTTCTTGGCGTGCAATTTCCTTATCAATCTTTCCTTCGTTGCTAAAGAGTTTAGCTACGCCTGTAAGCGCGCCCATTGCGCCCGATACGACACCTGCATAGTTTCCGCTATAGTATGAACCGATTGCTTGACCGATATTGTCAACGACACTAAGAGTGTTTTCGAGTTGTTCATCTGAACCGCCCAAAGCCTCAAACAATCCATTGAATGCTGTTGCCATCGTAGATACAACACTCGTAATATCCGTCACGGATTTTGAGAACTTAGCTTTTGCCTGCTCTTCCTCAGTCATAATCGTTCCGAGCTTTGTAATCTGCTCATCGGTGATGTTTAACTGAGATTTCAAAGAATCACGAATGCTTTTGTTGGTTGCTAACTTCAACTTTAAGGTTGTAACAACGCTTTCGTTCGCATCCTTATTCTTTGTCAGTTCGTTATATTCCTGTTCCAAAGACTCAACATAAGCATTTTGGTTCTGCAATTTGCTCGTCAAATCTGCTCTAAGTCCGTTAAGCTCTACGTATTTATCCACTCCGCCAGACTCCTTTAAGTCTTTGTTTGCCTTAATCATTTCTTTAAGTCCGCTAGTGAAAGCCTTGAAAGGGTTGCGTGAATTGCGAACTTCATTGACCTTATTAATCTGTTCAACAATAGACTTTGCATCTTTAGGGTCGAGATTTTTTAAATCAACACGAAGAGCTTGCAATCTTTTTGCCATTGCGTCAAGAGCCTTTGATGAAACCTGCTCTAGATTATCAAACAAACGAACATACATGTCCGAGTTTTGAAACTCTTTCCAGTTATTCTTGCTTGTTTTCTGCTGGTATTGGGCATCCAAGTTTTCCTTCAACTGCTTCTGTAACTCAGGATTCTTAGCAATATTCGCATTATTTTGCAACTTGTAACGCTCATTGATATACCATCTATCGAGTTGAAGCTGATCTGTCAATTGCTGCTTGTATGCTTTAATCAGCTCTTGTGCTTGATTAATTTGGTCTTGATAGACTTCCTTATCAAGTTTCTGCATTTGTGACGCGTATTCCTTTGCAACATCATCCCCCCACTTAGTTTGGTCTTTACCCCATTTTGCTTCAAAATCATCTGTAATAGACTTGCGCACATCACCGAAAGAAGAAGTCAAATCCCCGAACATACTTTTGATGATGCTATCAGAAAGACCTTCTCCTTTGAGCTTCTTAAACAAATCGAGCTGTGAGAATGCTTCTTGCGCATTGTTCTTCGCATCGTCAAGTTGTTGCTTGAAATATTCCTCATCAATTTCAAGACGGATTTCAGTGGCGTTGCGTAAGGCGCTGCCACGTTTTCCGAGTTCCTTATATTGGCTTGCAAGATATTCTATCTTCTTTGCAATAGTCTGGCGGTCTGGGATAAAGTTGTTTATATTCATACCAACATTCTTTGCCGCCAACGCAAAGTGCTTACGAACATCGGCTGTAGCTTGCTCTTCGCCTTCGTATTTTATGAGTTTCTGATATTCAGAACTCATATCCTTCAACAGAGAAATGCGCTCGTTGAGAATATCGCGCTGTTCTTTTGCCGCATTTTTTGCTGCTTTTTTGTCTTCTTTTTCAAAAGGATTCACTCCTAATCCCTTTGCGGTGTCAGTTGCAGCATTCTTGTATTCGCGAACCATTTGGCGCAAAGTTGAAACATCTATAGTGTTTCCACCTAAACGTGGGTCACCTGCTTTAAACATCTTTCGGATAGAATCATCAACTTTGATTTTCTTCGTGTTCTTTCCTACGGAAGCCAAACGTTTTTCGAGTTCACGCCAATTCTTTGCAGCTTTAGCCGCATCATCACCTTTTTCAAGGAAACTTTCAAGAGCCTTATCGTTTGTAATCTCCTTGACAACGAGATTGATGCCATACTTTTTCTTTGCAAAGAAACCAGAGAGATAATCATCAACCCAGTTTACTTCTTTCTCCATCGAGTTTTTATTGATGGAAACATTTATACCAAAGTGTCTATAAGCAAGGTCTCTCTCATATTGATTCCAATCGCGCTCTGCCGCAATTCTGTCAATTACGCCTTGTATTTTTATAGGGTCATTGCTATATTTTTTTCTTAGGTTTCCAAATACAGCATCAAACTCGCTGTTCAATTCTTGCGCCTTATTTTGTACGCTGTTCATCGCACGGATAAGGTCATTGAAATCAGCTTGCGAAGTACCAATGAAAGATGGCATTTTATAGTCGCTGCCGCCTTGTGCTATGTTGATTTTCTTTATCAACTCATACATACGTGTCATATAGTCAATGTTGGATTCGTTATCCTTTTGACCTGCACGTATCTCATCAAAGTATTTCTTCGTGGTCGAAGTGGCTTGTTTATAGTTTGCGTTAATGTTTGCTACAACTCTCTCCATTTGCGAAGACTTTGCGAGAGCATCAATCACAGCATCCTTGTAATCGCCTGCATCATCATCAAGACCATCTGTAAACCAAGTATTCCAAGCATCATTCTTGGCGTAATTTCTTCTGATAACCTCAATACTATCAATGAAATCTTTATATTCTTTCTCAACCTTACTGAAAGTAGTGTTAAGCTGGCTTACATCGAGAGTATCTACATTGATTTTGAAAGTCAGTCCGTCTTTTGATGCGGCATCAATAAGCTTTTGTAACGTTGTACGTCTATCTTCGACATTCTTTTCTAAATCCTTTCCTTCTAATTTGCCATTTGCATTTTTGGCTGCATTTGCAAGGTCGTTGTACGTTCCAGCTAAAGCACCTATTGCGCCCTTTGCCTTTATGGTTTCTTCTTCGGCTTTACGTACATTTTCGTTGTACTTGGAAATCTTATCATAAACAGTAGTTATTACTTCTGCTACAGCGTAAATTGCAAGACCTACGCCTATACCTGATAATGAACTTTTAACGAGACCGCCAAAATCTTTAAGAGCTTTTTTCATTCCATCTAAGGAATTTACGAAAAGAGCCTTGTATCTCACGATACCTGTGCCAGATGCTTGCGAAAAAGCTTGTCCTAGACTAGTCTTTGCAAACATAGAATTAGCTTTTATGGCAATAAGAATAGGTATAAGAGCTTTTCCTATCTCTGCAAGAGTCTTCCAATTATCAAGCAGAGAAGTACCCCAGCTTACCATTCCCTTCATTGTTCCCTCGTTAGCCTTGCCAATATCATTAAGCATCACATCGAAAGCATCCTTCAAGTTGGAAATCTTACCTTGGAGAGTTTCAGCCTGAATCTCTTGCATATTGTAGAATGTTCCACCCTTATCGGTCATGCGTTGGAATATCGCTTCGACATCCTCAAATGTGACCTTACGCTTGGAAATCATATCAACAATCTGCGCGGTTGTGTACGCTTCTCCCTTAACTTCCTTGAAGTATTGTTGCAACTCGCCATACATATTAATACCAGCCTCGGTAAACTGACGAACCTCAGAACCGCGAAGGTATGCAGCAGCCTTGACTTGTCCGTATGCAAGGATAAGTCTTCCCATATCAACGCCAAGACCTGCTGAAACATCGGCAAGTCGCTTGGTTGTATCATAAAGTTTATCAGACTCAATTCGGTAAGCGGAAAGTTGCCGTGTGTAATCCACCAAGTCCTTGATACGGAAAGGTGATTTAACGGCAAGTTCTACTGTTTTGTTGAAAATCTCGTCTGCCTTTGGCTTGTTCTGCAAGATAGCTTCGAGTGAACGCTCTGAAAGTTCAAACTGACCTCTGACTGATGCAATCTGCTCGACAAAATTCTTGACAGAACCCACTGAGAATGCAAATGCCATACGCTGTGCCCAACGTGACATATATCCAGCCATATATGATGTTTGTTCGGTCAACGCGCGAGAATTAACACCAGCCTCTTTCAAGTTTTTGTTATGTTGCTCAATTGCAGCATTGAGAATATCCAATTTTCGCTTATAATCAGCATCGGTTTGAGACAACTTCATACGAGCCTCTTTCAGATATTCTATAGCGCGTACTTGGCGGTTGAGCGTATTTGCAGTAGCAGAGAAATCGAGCGCACCTTGATAGGTGGTATTTGTCTTATTGTTTCTTGTCTGATAGTCTTTTGCCCTATCAGCGTATGCTTTTCTCTGTTTGTTGTTGTATGATTGCTCCGCACTCACCATCTTATCGAGAGCCTTCTGAAAAGCAACAGCACGTTCATTATACATCTGCTGCTGGTATCTCAACTCATCCTGTAATGCCTTCTTTCGCTTAATAAGTGCATCTTGGTCTGCCTTGGTGAGATTTTGTGTTGTATCTCGCAACATACTTTCAATAGAACCAATTTCTTGCTTTAACTCAGCAATATTCATACCGCTAGCACCCTTTGCAGATTCCTGTAATCTCTGAAATGCAAGTGCCGCTTGCATAATACCACTAGTGCCAGAACCATTCATCTTAGATAGCTGTGCTACCATATTTTGAATGTTCTGTGCAGCTGACGTAATGTTATTGTTCATGTTACCTGCACTCGCACCTACGTTTGAGATACCACTGCTTGCATTTGAAGCAGATTCGTTGATTGTTGCGAGTTTTGCTATAACTTGGTCTAAAGAATCAAGGAACGGCTTAGTACCAACAGACATATCCTTGAAAGATTGTGTTACACTAGACGCGGTATTTTTAGCCGTATCTTGTATGTCTTTCAATTTCTTGTCTGCTTGTTCTATTGCATCTAACGCACTTTTAGGAATGGTTAGAGCTGCTCCTAATGCTGAATCTGCCATAATTCAAAAGTTTAAGAATTTATAAAATAGGTATTCCAAGGTCATTGAGGTTTCGTAAATCCTCTGCACCATTGATTACCTTTGCATTCTTTAATTTGTCGTTCTTCTGATTGTTGCCTTTATCTGACGATATGTACTCTATGTGAGTAAAATCCATAGACGCAAGGCGAATCTGCGGAACGGTCATTCTCCACTTATATTCTTCTTGCGAGCACCATGTGTTGGCACGTAAGAAATCTATCATTTGTCCGTATTCTGTTCGTGACGGGATAATTCGGCTGCTTGTTTCTTCCTCATCAGAGCTTGATTGCGGACGGTCTGAATCACATTGGTACTCGCGAAGAAAAAATCCACATCTAGCAAATTGAGAATCTCAACGAGTAATGTTGCCCAATCCTTTATGTCGTAATCGCCCCAAAGCAACTGGTCGTAAACTTGTTGGTATTCCTCAGAATCAATGCGTTTTTTGTCATTTAGCAAGGATAGTGTGATTACTCTTGCCACCGATGGAACATTGATAGCAAACTCCTTGATAACGTCACCCATTGATAAGTTTTCGCCCTTGACTATCTTGCAAGCCTCCTCTGCAATCATCCATTGAGTGCCAGGCTTCAATGCTCTTATCTCCCACTCTGTACCTTGTAGTTTTACTATTGTAGGAGAATCATTCATAATTTGCGCCAGACGTTCCATTGCCGCATCAGACAAGGGAGAACTAGGTAACACCTTATTCTCGTCTTCTACAGCTTGTTTCTTAGCCTTATTCGGGTCTTTTTGTGCTCTATATACTTTTCCCATATATATGAATTACTTTCTAATCACACTTACTGTTCCATTATACTTCTTGGATAGGTTTTGTAGCTTTTGAAACGACATAGAAATGACTCTGTAAGATTGTTTCAGATTACCACCGCCATCTTCCAATATCTTAGCATAGGGCATAGTCGCAACGACAGCCAAATCAATTACTCCACTAGGGGAATAATCGTTTTTGAGATATTCGTTTATCGCCTCACGACCTTTAATTTCTTCTCCATACCAATTCTTGCCTTTGGATGCTTTTGGTGAGGATGATAAGTAACCTATCTTTTCAAGCTTGCCTTCGACATAAATGCCATATCCGTAAGAATCATAGAGGTTGTATGTTCGATGTGTGTACGTAATCTCTTGAATACATTCTCTTAACACATTCTTTGCATCCTTGTCTAATTCCTTCGTAATAAGCTTTAATGCTTTTTTGTATAATGTTTCAGCCATAAATGATAAAACTTAAAAAGGAGCGGACAGCATTAAAGCCGCCGCCCCTTGTATATAGTCGAGAATTGTTGAAGAATCTACACTATGCACCAGCAACTGGCAATGTGTATGCAGGGTCAATGTAGAATGGTGTCTTGCGAGTTACACCGCCATCTTTAACCTCAACCAACTGACCTGTGCCAGCCAACGCAACCTTTGCCAAGTTAGAGTTCAGAGACTCAATGGTTGTCTTGGAATTGAGCTGCAACTTAGGCAGAATCAATGCTGTGTGTGTAGTACCGTCTGCGTTGTCAAAAACTACTGCGACCTCTGCATACATCAGCTTGTAACCAGATGGAGCGTAAATCTTACCATCAGTACCCTTTGTAAAGCCGCACAATGCAGTCAATACAGGAGCTTGAGTATCTGCAACCTCAGCAGCAAACTGATACTTACCAGTTGTCACGATAGACATGATAGGAGTATCAGAAGTCTCGCGCTCAATATCGGTAGTATCGTTATCGTCCTGAGAGATAGATGTGGTGTCGCGAACAACATCGTCCAAATCGTAATAATCGTCACCAGCCGCATCGCCATTGAACGGACGAACAATAATGTGTGAAGGCTTAGAGAGCTTGATTGCACCTGCGCCTGTACTTGTAACTTTCGTTGCCATATTGTTATGAGTTTAAATTGTTATCCTAAATAAATGAAATAATTAACGTACAATAACCGAAACAGAAATAATCTGAAAATGGAACTGACGGTTTGAATCATATCCGCTATCTCTGTATAATACACTAATTGTATAGTTTTCGTCTCGTGATTCATCAATGATTTTGTCAAGAATGCCTTCCATCTTATCAAGTAACTTTACATTCTTTCTAAGTGGAGTACCTTTTGGTCTTGCATAGAGATAAATGTTAGCATAGCCAGAAGAATAACCGCCATAATCTCTTTGCTGACCTACGTCCACATTGACAAAATCATCCCAGTTCTTACTAGTTGTAGGTGGTAATTCTCCAACAAATATGTTGTCTGAGATTTTTCCCTTAGTAAGAAGCATCGAAAAGAAATTCTCAATTCGAGACAATCTGCGATTAATCCTCTGTGCCATACCTTGTTATCCTAAATACATTTTACCTTATGATGAAAAAACTAAATATCAGTACCCTTGATGTAAGCTACACATCCGTGCATTTGTGTCGGATAAACGCCAATAACCATTCCGTCAACGTCCATTCCGTACATCTTCCCACGGAAACGAATGCCAGCATTCAAACCTTCAGGAATATATTCTTCATCTTTTCCGTCTTCTCCTTCTTTCGTTGGCATCGGAAAATAGATTGTATATCCTAACGTAACTACGCCCGAATTAAACAGCTTATTGGTTTCCTGAATATCGCAATCAGTTTCAAAAATGATAGTTTCTACATTTTCTGTTTCTGACTCATCTGCACTAGTATCAGTATCGCCTAACATATCCCCATCGTCTCCGATAAGGTCTCCATCTTCTTTCGGTTTTTGTTCCGAGCGGTAGAACACGCCATGATAGGCATATTCATCCAAAGAATTTCTGTCAGTGTACATAGCTTACCAATCTGTTTCTTTAATCCATTTAACCTCTCCATCGGTTTCATTGAGAGCTTCAAGTTTTTCATCCTCTTCATACTTCTTGTAAAGTCTTTTGAGTTCTGATTTGATACTCAGCAATGCAGCCGATGTAATGGTCTGAGCACCTACCGTAAGAGTATATGCGCCATGTTGGTTTGTGGTCGATGCTGTCTGATAGACACCGAATACAATCTTTTCCAAGAGTGCAATCTTACATCTGTCTTTCTGTTCTTCTGTCAAGTCCAAATAAGACTCGACATCAGAAACGCCGCAATCCAAAGCAACATTGTTTAATGCCGACTTGTCAAAGACAAAGTTAGTCATGCCGCTCAGATAGTCCAATATGTCAAACTTCGATGCTGCCATTGAGAGATAAATGAATTAAATGTTATCGTATATTGTGAGTGAACCACCATTAATTACCTGCTGTTGAGGTATCAATGATTACGTGGTTCATAAAGTCGAGAAGTGCAGGGCAAGCAGACATCATGACCTTTGTCTGCCACTCGCGGAACTGACCGTTATCCATTGCGTAGTTTCCTACGGTAACGAGTCCGTCAGCGATTGAAGCCCAAGAAACATCAATGTTCTTTGCGCCATACTTCTGTTGAAGTGTCTGGTCGTAGATAGGAGTCCACTTGAACTCAACGCTATCACCGATAGGGCAAAGTACAACAATCTTATCATCCCAACCTTGCACGAATGCGTCAGTTGTAACAGTCTTGTTGCGCTCCTTCTCAACGACAATCTCGATAGGCGAAAGACCTGTCATGTCGGAAAGTGATTTCTTGAAGTCCTCGTCCAAAATCTGCATATTTGCAGTATATGCGCGGTCGTGAGCCTTGCACCAGTTGATGTACCACTCCTTAACCTCCTTGTTCTGCAAGAATACATCGCGGTACATCTTGCGAGTCATCTTCCATACGAGAGAAATCTCAGTACCTCCACGCTCATCGCGATAGTCGTCCTCAATCTTTCTCATCTGTGAGATAAGGTTGCAGTCTGGGTCAGTCCAAGCCTTTGCACCAGCCTTCTTGCGGTTCTCTGTTGGGAATGGTTCAACCTTCTGCAAGAACTGTTGCAAACCTTCACCCTTGCCCTTCCAACTCATCTTTGCAGTTGTCATAATCTGTGCAGTCAAGTTGGAGAGTGTTGCTTCTGCTGAGTTCTTACCTACCTGAACAACATCGCGCACCCAAGCAGCCATAAGGTCTGCATCGTTGCCGAACTGCTCAAAGAGTTTTTCCTTATACTCGCGTTGTCTTGCGTTCTCAGACCACTTGTAACCGATAAAGTCTGGAATTGTACCTGTGTACATCTCCAAACCTTCGTTATCCATTTCTGGAGCATCACCAAGTGGAGCGCGAAGGTGCATCAAAGGAGCTGCCTCTGCCTTGCGAGACTTGATGCTGAATGAAGCCACGCCATCGTAGTCTGTAGGTGTAGGCATAGAAGCTCTACGACCTTGTGTGAGATACCAGCCATAGTTGGTATAGAGCAACCCCTTGGTGTTCAAGAAGGTTCTCAGAAAGTTGATGTTATCCTTAGAAGAGAACAACTTGGCGTATCTCGAATTGTTAAAATCAAATTGTTGCATATCCTGAATACTTAAATTAATGATATGTTATCCTATTGTTATCCTATTGAATTGGAGCGGTTAGAATCCGAACCATCCGTTCTCTGTTCTTGTGTTCATCGCAAGTACGGCTGGTGGAAGCTTGTTGCACTTTGCCAAGTTCAAGATTACTCTTGAATCCTTAATCAATGCTGGAGTATAAGAGTACTGAGCACCCTCACCTTCCTCAACATTGGTTGACAAGTTAGGGTCATAGAAGAAGTCGTTGTCTTTGTCAAAGTAAGCGTTAGGATTGGTAACCATTGCGGTAGCCTTCGCACCTGCCTTTGCTGCTTCAACGAGAATATCGCCCTTCTTTGCGGTTGCGCCAAAAGCTGTACCGAGAGTTACGATAAATACGTTTGCACCACCTTCTGTGCCTTTGGTTACGCCTGTAACTGTAAGACCAGTACCAGTACCAGTAAGAGTTGATGGAGCGACCATGATGTTGTCACCGATAAAAGGAATGTGATGATAGCCATCATCAACAAGATTGATTGTCAAGTCCTCTGCTGTGACATCCTTTGCCAGCTCGTAATACTTCAAAATCTTGACGGTCTGACCGCCATTCTTACCGTAAGTGTCTGGGTCATACTCGCACAAATCACCTGCGTAAGTCTTAGCGCGACCCTTGAACGGATTTGTGATAACACCACCAAAAGGAGGGTAAACGAATGCGTCCTTGTTGCCACTTACGAGGTTAATGAAAACGCTTCTATGACCGCCAATCTTACCATGTGCTTGGATAAGTGTACGACCGCCAAAGTGACCGCCATATCCATGCTTCAAATAGAAATCATCTGCTGCTGCCATAATTTGTAAATTTGTTTAATAGTGAATGAATAATGTTATTCGCCTGCGTCAGGGTTCACGATACCCACAACATCAGAGAAATCGTCAGCCTTGTCATTGTCACCACCGCCAGCACTACCTGGAGTGTTGTTGTTTGGCTTCGAATGAGAGAGATTGTAGAACTCCTCTGCATCCGTAAATTCCTGCTCAATGTCCGAGTCCTTGGTGAGATTCAACTTGTTCATGTACTTGTCAATCCACTTACTATCGTTGATACCTTTCTCCTTGAACTTGGCGAGAAGTTCACTACGTTTCTGTGATACGAGCTTAGATGCTTCGTATTCTGCATCCTTCTTCTCTAGAGCTTCCAAGCGTTCCAAAAGCTTCTTTTCAACATCCGAAGGCTCTTTGTTATCATCCTTTGGATTTGGCTTGGTGTCTGGATGCTCATCGTTCCATTTCTTGATGAAGTCGGCATTATCCTTCTCGTAGTTGCCGTTAAGGGAAACATACTGCGGCAAAATCTTCTTCACCAAATCATCTAACTCTGTATCTTCACCAACTAAGAGGTCAAAGTGGGAGTCACTCAAACTCTTGATTGTCTTGTCACTGATGGAAAGGTGTTTTCCGTTTGCAGTGAGCTTTGCTTTTAGGGTGTCTAAAAGTTGTTGTTTTGTAAACTTCATATTACTAATTTTTAAAATTCTGATGCAAAGATAATTAAATAATGTGGTGATTTTTAGGTTTTTAGAAACTCTATTTGTTACGTAACCAATATAGAATTAATTTCACACTATTATATATTATAAATTAGGTATCTTTGCAGCATGAACACGAATAAAGATGTAGAAATCAGACCACAAGAGGGCTTTCAAATGTCCTTTGCAAGTAGCAACGTTGACGTTGTTTTTGGTGGCGGAAATCTCGGAGGAGGCAAATCGTATGGTCTTGTACTTGCGATGGCAGAGCCGTTAATGACTGACCCAGATTTTCGCGCAATGATTTCACGCCGTTCACTTGGTAATCAAAAAGCAGGTGGAGGATTCGTAGAGAAGTTCAAACAGATATTCGGAGCTGATTTCGTAAAAATCAGAGAGAGCGAGAATCCGCGCGTTACATTTCCGAATGGAACGTTTGTCGATTTGACGTATCTTGACGATTCCAATATGGATAAGTTGAGAGAGCGCGCGAAAGGATGGGAGTACGATTTGATTGCGATTGACGAGTTGACGGAGATGACTTGGGAAGTTTTTTCTTACGTCATGACTCGAAACAGAGGTCAGAGCAAGACGTTTACAGGTAAGTTCTTTGCAACACTTAACCCGAAGCGTAGCCACTGGACGAGAATATTTCTTGATTGGTATATTGGACCAGATGGTTTTATCATCCCAGAGCGTGATGGTGTAGTCAGATACTTCTATTGTGCAGGACCGACTGTTAAGGATGTTGTTTGGGGAATGTCTAAGCGAGAAGTCTATGAGAAATGTAAAATAGATATAGACAGAAAGCTTAAAACCATTGGTGGCAACTTTGGATATGAAGTAATGATTAAGAGTTTTGTTTTCTATCAAGGTAAACTTGGTTCAAACAAGAAAATGCTTGAAAACAACTCTGGCTATTTAGGTTCTGTAGCGGCATCGGGCGGTAGAATGGCACAAGCTCTTATGGAGGGTAACTTCAATGTTGACCCCGAAGAAGAAGAGGATATTCCGATTCCTAGCCAAGCGGCAAGAGATTGTTTCGTTAAAGACCCAGCCGTAAATGGTGACAAGTGGATAACAATCGACTTGGCAGATTACGGAAAGGATAATACTCTGATGTTGTCGTGGAATGGATTCCACGTTGTCAATTACGAAATCGTTATGCACTCGACACCGCGAATTAATGCGGAAAGAGCTAGATTATTCGCGGCGAGTGAGGGAGTGGCAGAAAGCCATATTATCTATGATGCTACGGCAGGTAGGTATTTCAATGACTATATACCTGATGCTATTCCATATATATCAGCAGCAAAGGCAATGGGAATTTATTACTTGTCTGCAATGACAATAAAAGACCTATGTTACTTGCGACTGAGCTACATGATTAAGCGAGGACAGCTTACATTCTCTGATAAGGTTGCAAATGCGGTTTACACGCATCAAAACCTCAAATACAGAGTTACTATACAGAATGAGTTCATGGAAGAATGCGCGGTAGTTCGCTTTGATAAGATGCAGAGTGGAAAGAAGAAGTTGCAGAGCAAGAAGGAAATGAACAGAAATCTCGGAAAAGACCGTTCTATGGACGTGGTTGACCCTTGCGCAATGAGAATGTACCCATGTTTGAATATGGAGTATGGTAGCGAACTACAGGAAGGGTTCAGACTCGCAGCACAGGAAGTTGAAGAGAAAAATCCTAATGCACAGAGCATTTATGATGATACGTTGTACTATTAATTTTAGAATATATGCTGAAAAAAGAAAATATAAAAATGATTCTTGAATCCGTGCGGATTGACTGGGATAAATGTGATGAGAAAGACATTGCATTTGCTATCCTCTGTGACGCATTGGAAGATAAGACTTTAGCGTATCGTCTTGCTTATCGTAAGAGCGAAAAGGATGCAGCGAAATTCTATGAAACTCCACGATTCAAAAAACTGCTGGACGTTCTAGAACCTTTCGGTATCGGCAATGTGAATAACAACGCTATTACCAAGGAAGAGAACAAAAATGAGCTTCTCAAAATGCTTGACAAGATAGACCAAGCTCTTAGTGACGGAAATCTTGAACCGAAAGATGCATTGAAGATGCAGACTGATATACGTGTAAAGCTGAATGACAAATTCGAAATGGAAGAGTCGCAGAAGCAGAAACGAATCATCGTAGTACCAAGCAAGCATGATATTGTTTGCCCTACTACCAATAGAGAATGTAACTACTGGCCTTCAAGAAAGGCTTGTTGCAGACACTTCGGTTTGATTGACCCACAAGAGAATAACGATTCACAAAATAACAACGATGTTGAACCATCATTAAACGACAATAACGATGAGTAGAAAGAGACAAGACATAATCAATGATTTTTTGGAGAATCCTCAAAAATTGCTTCTGAAAAAGCCGTTTTTGAGGGGTTCGCGCTCTATTACCATCAATGACTCTTCTGATGGTTCGGATATTAAGACAAACTTCCGTAAAGAGGCACAGCTTCCGAATATCAGCAAGATAGTCGTAAGCCAAGAGCGTTTTGCGAAGGAGTTAGACCCTTATTCTCACAGGGTATTGTTTGATACGAACTTACCTTCTATATGCTGCAAGCTTGATGATGGCAGTTATTGCGAGATTGAGTTTAAGAAGTTTGGCATTCCTATGCAACAACGCATTGTTGACAAGAAAGCTCTCTGTTTAGGTGGTAATAAACGTAATCATATATTACATGACAGCAATCCGACTGACAAGCTCAAAAAGAACTTTGCCGATTTCAAGTGGCATTGGAAAGAGACAAATCAGGATGGTATCGAAATGCAAGCTATACGTATTCAGCAGAGTTATGGTGATGTGGGATTACTCGTTTACATGAATGAGGATAACGAAGTAAAAAGTAGGCTATTCTCGTATGAAGATGGCTATCAGATTATCACACACAAAGACGATAATGGAGAACCGCTTCTTGATTGCGTGTATTATCGTACAGAGGATAATGTAAGACACATTGATGCATACGATAAGACATATCATTATCATTTCACAGATGTATTCGTTCAAGACGTTGATACAAACGAAGTACTGAAAGGATGGTGTTTGGAAAGCAAGGAAGTACATGGATTCTCTGAGAGTCCACTTGTCACAAAGCGTGGTGATGTTGCTTGGAATAACGGTCAAGACCTTATCGAACTATTCGAGATTATCTATAATCTGTTTGCGGTCATTCAGAAACGTCACGGATGGGGAATCCTTTATATCAAGGGTAAACTCAATGAAACCGCAAAAAAGATTGCTGGTTCTATCATACTGAATGATACAAGCATTGAAGGAAATGGCAGCGCAGAGTTTAAGACTCCACCTTCTCCACAGAACATGATTGAGTTCATGCAGTCAATTCTCGACCAGTTGCAGATTGCTACAGGATGTACATTTATCTTGCCGAAGGATATTAAGTCTAGTGGCGATATAAGCGGTTTGGCAATTCAAATGACACGCTCTTTGGATATTGAGGAGGCTAACAATGCAGCTATTGAGTGGCAGAATTTCGTCAGCAAGCATTCAAGACTGTTCAAGGAAGGATTGGCAAAGCAGTTGGTTGCAAGCGGCGAGAATCCTACAGCTATCACTGAGTTTAAGCAGATGAGAATCAGCACATCATTTAAGCCTTGGCAGCCATTCGATGAAAGTGCATGGAATCAGATGCTTTGTACATTGAGCGGTGCAGGTTTGATTTCTACTAAGACTGGTGTTGAAAAGAATACTATTTCTGCACCTGACGAGGAAGTAAGATTGCAGACTCAGCAAGAAGAGGCAGATGAACGTGCCGAAAAACAAGCTGAGATTACCGCAAGGACAAAGAATACAGACAACAATAAAGAATAAACATGAAGGCAGAATCATTATACATACAGAAGTTGACTTACGATGAGAACACTGGTAATGAAATTATCGGTTTGTTTCCATCGGAAGCTAACCCTGCTATTGTTTCATCATATACCTACGATGCAAAGCGTATGGGTGGTGCTCCTACCCTTACTGCTACAATATATTCTTCTGAGCCTTTGCAATGGAAGAAGGAAGAGTTCGTGGAGTACAATGGCGATAGATTCTTTGCGTCCTATACACCAAACTCTACAAAGGATAATTCGTCTAGAATGTGGAAGAGTGAAATCACTTTCACATCTAGAAGAGAATTGCTTGATAACACTCTGTTCTTTGATGTTGTCGTTGATGATGTTGATACACAGAACAAAGACAGATACCGCTCAAACCAGACAAAGTTCACGTTTGGTGGAACTATCTACGAGTTTGTAGCTCGCATCAATAGTTCAATGGCATATTGTGGTTTGTATCGTCATACAGATGAATACAAGGGATATTACGTTGTTGTGGATGAAGGATATGGAACAGACGAAGTTAAGGAAGTATCATTTGAAGACCAATATTTAACTGATGTTTTACAACTTATCAATACGACTTTTGAGCTTGATTACTACTGGGATGGCAGCGTTTGTCATGTCGGCAAGGTACAGCACGACTTAACCGATACACCTATAAAATATGGTAGTAGTGATGCCCTTATATCCGTATCAAAGGAGAATGCGAACTATAAGATAGTTGACATGATAACAGGTTACGGTTCATCTGATAACCTGCCATATTACTATCCTAATGATGATGAGTTTGGAGAAGCAGTATTCAATACGGAGAATTTTAGCAAATCTCTTGTTTCGTCAATATCACTTGGTGATGTTTGGAAATGGAATAGTGATGTTTACAACAACACACTGATATTTAGTAAGAATAGCAAGGATTATTATACTGCAAATGTATTTGGAACATCAAGCTATCTTATAACAAACTTCGGCGGTAAAGATTACAAAGGAAAAGGAGAAGAATCTAAAAATGTTATCCCTACTTGCTCTATGGGAGAAGAATACACAGAGCATAATTCTTCTGCTGTTTCTAGGCTCATAGGAAGTACTACTATATGGACGTTGTTTGAATTTACCAGTTCTGCAAAAGAAGATACTGTTAAAATGGACGGATTGTCTTTTGTAGCAAAGGAAGCTGATAGTGCTCTTAAATTCGGTTTAGAATTTAGCTACGAATATGCCTACTATGTTGGAGAAAATACCAATATAGATACTGCTTACAAGAGTATTCAGAGTGTCCGTGGGGGAGGTTCAATGTCAGGAGAAGGCGGTAGCTCTTTTGGTAATAGTGATTCTGATGTAAGTAATGGATGGGCTTTTGGAGATAATATAGATGGGCTATCTAACTACACAAAGAGTAGCAAAAAAGAACATACATTTGAGCGTAATTCTACAAGTACTATTGTAATAGCCTGCAAGATAACTGCAACAAATATCAAAAAAGCAAGTGGAACCCGCAGAATGAATACTGTATCTACGAGTATTTCAGGTAGTATAGAATTAACGCGCAAGCCGAGCAGTGTTTATTACTTTGAAACATCAGATGGGCATACTCAACCATACGATGAAAGCGGAATCAAGATTAATGGTATAGGTGATATTCCACATAAAGATTTGACGTTTTCGTTTGATGGTACATATTGGAACGCAACAGAAGGTGGAGAAAATAATGCCGCAAAAATAACGATTACAGACCGCGTATGGCTTGCACCATCATCGGTACTTATGCCTTCTATATATCGCAACACGAAAGGTGCAGAGCGTTTCTATTATGCTTTGAATAACACCCACAAGTTGCCAAGCGGTAGTGGATATTACGAGTTTGTAAACTTGTACAAGAAAGGAAATCCTCATCAAGGAACTGTCACTTTTGGTGATATAAAGCCAACTATAAAAGGAATTGTAAATGCAGAAGGACAGCTATTCGGAGAGATTGCAGATATTGCTTTTGATAGTGCTGATAGTGATGTAAAGGATAGTGACGGAAAATATATTCATAGCTATTTCTATATAAAGTTGCATAAGTTTAATGGTGATTTTGGCTTTGACTTGTTTGCTCATGCTTTGGCTAGTGAACCTGCAAAGATAAACCTCATCAAGAGTAACGGATGCCCTGCATGTTCGTTTGTGATTTACAACAAGCCGAGTGCTGACAATTCAAAGTGTTACAACTGTGTAAGTGTCGATGAAAATGGAAACTTAAAACAAGTTCGCACAGATAAGAATGATTACATATTTGCTAACGCTAGCGATGCTTACGAAGATAAGCTAAACCAAGATTCAACTCAGAAAGAGTTATGGATTGCAGTTCAGAAGGACACATCAACACTAGGTATCGTAATGCCAAACGCGAGTGCTGGCTTTAAACCGCAAAAGGGAGATTTGTTTGTCATCACAGGCATCAAACCACCAAAGGTTCTTGTAACTGCAGCAGAGAAACGACTTGATGATGCTCTTATTAAGCACATGAGCGAAAACAATACAGACCAGTTCAACTACTCTGTTAAGTTTTCTCGCGTATTCTTACAAGAGAATACCGACTTTGCAAGTAAGCTAAACGAGAATGCAAAGCTGTCAATACAAATACAGGGCGATTCGGATAGCGATGGAAATCTTATTAGTCACGAAGTTTTCGTCAGCAACTACTCAGTAAAGGTTGATAACGATGAGCTGGCAGAAGTTGAAATCGAGCTTGTAAATTCGTTGGAAGTTACAAAGAGTGATACAAAGCAGATTATAGATGCGGTAAAAGGAGAAACTGTTAAATCTCTATCTAGCATGGTTGGTGGTAGTAATATCAATAGCTTTAATGCTAGTATAACCGATAAAATGTATCTCTCTAAACTGAAAGATGACACCGCAAAAGGAACTATCACTTGGGAAAAGGTGCAGAAGTTCTTGCAAGGATTGCTTGTCGGTGGAGGCTCGTGGACTCCCGATACAGAAGGTCGTTCGCACCTTATCACAGATTACTTGGAGGTAAGAATGAAGGCTATCTTCGAGGAGCTGGTCATCAATAAAACATCCACCATTGGCGGTAAGGAGATAATCTCTCCTGCTGGCGGTGTGGTGGCTCATAAGGTAGAAGAGGTTACTGTGACATATAATAATGTGTCACAGAAGGCTTATCGTTGCTATTTCTTAGCAGAGCAGGATGGTGATGAGGTAGATAACGACTTCGCGGTTAACGACCAAGTGCGCTCGGAATCATTCAACGTTCGAAAGGGCACTTATCACAAGGCTGGCAATCACTTCTATTGGCGATTGGTAATCGGTCGTGATGAAGACCCTGTAGAGCTGGAAGGAAAGAAATATCATTATATCGACCTCTCTGATACCGATTGCGCTACGGCAAGCGACGTACCTGCTAAAGGTGATGTGCTCAACCAGTGCGGTAACAGAACCGATATAGAACGTCAGAACTGCCTTATCTTCTCGGCGGTAGATACCTATTCACCATCCATCAGCCTCTATCACGGCATCAACAGCTATTCCTTTGCCAATAGGGAGTACGTGGAATATGGTGTGAATAAGCAGAATAACAAGGCTTTCTTCAACGTCTATGGTGATATGTATGTAGGCGATAGACCTACAAAGGAGAATGGCTATGAGGGCAGCTCTTATATCAGATATGATAGCAGCACTAAGCAAATGTCTGTTAAGGCTAAGATTTCCGCTAAATCCACTGTGGATGGCAAGGAATTGTCTCAGTATTTCAAGAAGATTGGCGAATTGCAGAATCAGGTGGATGGTGCTATCGAAACGTGGTTCTATGAGGGTGTACCTACCTTGGAGAATGCCCCAGCCATCAGTTGGAAGACCGATAAGGATAAAGAAATCCATCTTGGCGACCTTTACTACGACAACAAGACGGGCAAGGCATACCGCTTTGCCAAGGATAGCAACACCTATAAGTGGACTATCATTACAGATACCGACATCGCCAAAGCCCTTTCCGATGCAAGAATGGCACAGGAGACCGCAAACGGGAAAATGAAGGTGTTCAGCGTTCAGCCTACGACACCTTATCAGGTTGGCGATATATGGGTTAATGCCACTTATCCTTCTGACGGCAGTACCTACAAGAATGAGGTATTGCGCTGTCAGACCAACAAAGCGGCAGGTTCTCAGTTCGCCATCGGTGATTGGATTAAAGCATCTAAATACACCGATGATACCGTTGCCAACGCAGCCAAAAAGGCAGCAGAAGATGCTCAGAAGGCGGCACAGACCGCACAGACGGACATTAAGAACCTCGGAAAGACGGTCACTGATAATAAGAAGGAATTCGATAATTATGTTACCGATGGCTACCTAGAGCCTTCCGAGATTGCAGCAATGGCGCAGGATTCTAAGCGACTTGAAGATGATTTTGCGGCTGCACAGAAGTCGTATAATGAGGTGAAGGATGCAGAGGTACTGAAGGACACCAAGGAACTCACTGACCTCAACACCGCTTTTGCTACCCTCACGAGTGCCAAAACGGAACTCATCAAGTTTCTTTCAGATATATCTAAAAGATACAATGAGACTGATACCGACGGCAAGGCTGCTATCGTCTCAGCCGTGGGAACGAAGTTTACCAACTTTCAGTCTGCATACAGCGCATTCTATGACAAACTTGGCTTGGCAAACGCCTATATCACTAGCAAGATATATGGTGACTTGAAGCAGAATATCACAGACCTCGCAGGTTACAAGTATCTCAAGGATGCGCTCGGTCAGACTACAGATATTGACGGTGGTCTTGTAATGACAACGCTCCTTGCGCTGAGAGACGGAGACGGAAACGTTCAGAGCGGTATCAACGGAGCAATAGACCCGAATAGAGGAAAGAAGAGTATCGCAACATGGTGGGGCGGTCAGATGGTGGATAAGGACTATAATAGCGGAAATCTTACCCCTGCAACCTCCCTCATCCGCTTCGATGGCTCTGGTTATCTTGCCAATGGTGCTATCTGGTGGGACGTGAGCGGAAAGGTTCACGCAGACCCTACATCGTTTATCATCAGCGAAAAGAATCTTGGCGCATACCTCATCTTCTTCGAGCCGACCTGGAAGGAGGGAAGTGCAGGAACGAGCGTTGCCGACCTTGTGTCTTTGAAGCCAAACGCACCATTCTCTAAACTTGGTGTATCGGGCGATGCTACCTTCGAGGGCGCAATCTCCTTCCATGGCATTAAGCTCACGTATGATGCAACCAATAAGGCTATCAAGATTGATGGTAATCTCTATGCCACAGGCGGTATCACGGCATACGGAGCAGGAGCATCTACCACGGGCGGTGGTGGCGGCTTGAACGGCAGTGTGAAGAGTTATTCAAGTGCCTTGAAGCTTACATCAGAATCGCTGAGTGAGATTGCCTCTGCCTACTCCATCAAGGCTCTTGATTCTCGTATCTCCAGCCTAGAAGGAGGCTCGGCTATGGACGTTAGTGTTAGCGGTAGCGGTAATGCGGTTACGTCTGTCACCAAGAATGGTACTACTATCAGCGTAGTTAAAGGTAGTACGTTCTTGACTAGTCATCAGTCACTTGATGGTTACGTTAATGCAATATCTGTAAGTGGAAGTGGGAATGCTATCACGTCTGTATCTAAAAGCGGAAAGGGTATTACATTTACTAAAGGTGCTACATTTTTAACTTCTCACCAAAGTCTTGCTAACTATTATACCAAAAGTAGTGTAGATTCACTTCTTAGTGGTAAGTCGGCAACTAGTCATACACATAGTGTTAAGATTAACGGTGTTACTAAAACTATTGCAGCTACTGGTGGAACTGCTGTAGATTTAGGAACTTATCTTACTTCTCATCAAAGTTTAGCAGATTACGCTAAGAAGAGTGAAATACCTACAAAAGTAAGTCAACTTACTAATGATACTGGTTATATTACTTCTAGTGGAAGTTGTGCTTATGCAACAAGTGCAGGAAATGCTGACAAGGTTGATGGTGTTCACGTTACTTGGGCAGGTGAATTAACTTCTACTAATCACCTTGTGGCTTGGGAAGCTGATGGTTCAGCTCTTAGAGATATAAAACCTGCTAATGTTTCTGTAGGTAACTCTGATAAATTAGATGGTATTCATGCTAACGGTCTTCTTACTGCTCTATCTAACTCTGATAAGGGAATTAGTATAACAGTTGGTGGAACAACTAAAAGTGTTTCAAATATTAGTGTTAATTATGCTAGTAGTGCTGGAAATGCAGATACTGTTGATGGTGAACATGCATCTGCTTTTACTAGAATAGTAGGTAGACATGGAATTTACACATCAGGAACTGCCCCTTATAAGTATATTCATTTGTTTAGAATAGCAAATTCAAATGGATATAGTACACTTGATTGTGAAATAGATATTAGAACACGCTATCATAGTGCTAAAATAGAAATTAGAATTTCTACAGAGCAATATCCTTATAATAATGGAGGAAGTTCAATTTCAATAGTAAAGAAAGTTGTAAGTGGTAGAACTTGTAATCTTTGGGTTTTACCTACAGTACAAACATCTAATTATAATTATTATGATGTGTATTATGAATCAGGAGCTTGGAACTCAGGTTCTTATGGAATAACATTAAAAGGTAATAATGGTATTCTTGTCTTTGAACATAAAGGTACAAATCTTACAAGTTTACCAGATAAAGTTACTCCTGTTAGTAATAACGTTGCTACTTCTGCGACCAAACTTCAAACTCCTAGAACTATTTGGGGTCAAAGTTTTGATGGTACTGGTAATGTTAACGGAACAATATATATAAACAATAGTGATTCTGGAAACGGAGCTATAATATTAAATAATAATGTAAATGCTAATGCTCGTATATCAGCTATAAAAGACCAAGTAGTATTTAATACTGGTGCTGCTATTCGTTTTGGAGCAACCGACTGGGAGTATAGTGATTGGGCTGGTCTTAAATATGATACTGTTGCTAATGCTATATATTTAGGTATAGCCGATGGAACTGTATTTAATTATCATTCTAATAAAAGAAGTAATGGTACACTTAAATTTCCAGGTATTACAACCATAACTCCTGATGTTGGAGCTAGAATTGGAGGTAGTGGTGGTAGTTTATATTTAGGTAACGCTAATAATAGTAGTTGGGTATATGTTCAAGATATGTGTAGTCAAAGCGGTATGAGTAATTGGAGTATAGAACAAAATGGTACTGCTAGTTTTAAAGCTCTTAATGTAAATAATTCTATTAGTTGCGGTAATATTACTATTAATAGTGATGCTCGTATTAATGGTAATTTATCAGTTAACGGTTTAATAAATAATAAAGGTATATTACCTACAAATTATGAAGTTAATAATAAAGGAGCTGGTTGTTATGTTTCAGCTGATGCTTTATGCTCTGGAATTACTGCTATTACTGATAGTATACCAGTTGATAATCTTTCTATAGTTTATAGTAATGATAATGGTACTAATTGGACTAATTATAATGTATCAAATGATACTAAATTTAAGGCGTATGCGAATGTTGCAGGTATTGATGGTTTAAGCTTAGGTGGCAATGTTATCACTGGTAATACTGATGCTGAAAAGTTAGCTCAAATAAAAAAGAACGAATTAATGTTTTCGTTTGAAATTCCTAACTCTTGTTATTCTCAAGTATATTTTGCTTGTGTTGATATAGGACAAGGTGTTGGTGTTACTTGTACTGTAGAATATTTAAATAGTAAAGGCGTTATAGTCAATACTTATATTAAATATATGACCGGATGGAACCAATTTAATTATATAAATTTATCTGATGGTAATACGGCTCTTGGTGTAGGAAATAATGATAGAAGATATATTCGTTTTAGATTTAAACATGACCAAAATACTACTGCATTACGAAATGCTTCAATAAATAAAATACGAATATTTGCTTTTACTAAGTATTCATTTCCTACTGATAGATTTATGGGGCATACAGGTCATATATATAACTTTGATTATAATATGAATACTTACTTCCCTAATAGCATTCTTGCTAAAGGTGGAGTTACAGCTTATGCTAGTTCTGATATTCGTCTGAAGCAGGATTTGCGGAAGCTGGACTACTTGGGTATCATCAAGGCAATGGGTGGCACGTTCAGCTTCGCTTGGAAGAAGGACAACACAAGGTCTATCGGTTGGATTGCCCAACACGTCTTGTGCAACCCTCACTTAAAGGACATCGTGGAGACTGACGAGAAGGGCTACTACAAGATTAACTACTGGTCTCCGAAGCTGATTGCAACGGCATTCGGTGCTATTGAGCAGGTGGGCGATGAGGTCAGCAGGTTGAAGGCTCGGGTGGTCTTCCTTGAATCAGAGGTTCTGCGATTGAGTGGAGATAAGGAAGACTGCAACAAGAAGAGATTAGATAACAAGAATATTAATTCATTAAATTAGTTAAGAAAATGGAGAATTTAAAGATTAACAAGAAAAGTGAACAGACAACCGCCACTTATACCAAGGGCGGCTATCGAGTAGAAATCACCTACAATGTTGACAAGACGGGTGGCAACATCGAGAGCATCAATATGAGTATCTATGGTGACCCAAATGGTAATTATCTCGGCAATGCGAACGCAAGTTACAACGGCAGCGAGCTGACCTACAACATCAGCGGTGTTCCGCAGAGCAAGCTCAGTGAGGTATCAGCATTGATTAAGGAGGTCAATTCCGCTATCGCCGCTAATATGGCAAGCGAGGCAGCAGAGTAGGTATCGTGAGTATTAACGCAGGGTGGCTCTTATAGAGCTGCCTTGCCTAGTGTTTTAAGTTCTAAAGATTAGCGTATGGAACGATTTATATTATAGCTTGCGAAAGTGTTCAATGTAACAGTAGAGCGAGTTGTTACTAAAGAAGTTGTAACAGAATTAGAAACTAAAGTTGAATATTAAAAAAATAAAGATTATGTCTTACAATAGTGAAACTGGAATTATTAGTGCTCCTGTTAGCATTGATGATGTTAAACAAGCTCTTGGAGAGAGTAGCAATGACCTTGCTACTCTTTGTAAGAGTGAAAATATATTATTATGGTCGAAATATAAACCAACAAATTACAGTATTAATTTTGTTAATGATACTTTGAATGCGGATAAACAAACTTGGACTGCTACAGATAAAACTAAAGCTTGGTGGTTAGGAGATGCTAGACGTTATCAAACTGTATATAATTTTAATGTTGTAAATTCTTTAAAGCAAGCTAAACAAATAGGTGTTTGGAGTTATAATAGACCAAATGGAACTCCTAATTCTCCTTATAGACTTACAGATTTTATAGGTTATAATTCATATGATGATGGTGATGAATTATTTCCTTTTAATGCGTATATTAGACCTGATATTGTATATAATAATAGTACAATTAATATAGTGTTTGATGTTGGCGAAATACCAGCACATCCAAATAATGTTATATCTCCTGATGATATATTTAATATGTTAACTTTAAAATTTGGAGACAAAGAACATTTATATTTAGGTTTTTTTATAGCAAATGAAACTACCAAAAGACAAGGTTGTGTAAGTTGTATAAAGCCTATAAGTAAATTAAATATTAACGTAGGTGGAGATGAAATTCTTACTATGAGTTACAATTTGACAAAAGGTTTATTAGCTAATAGTGAAGATAGTAGTTTATATCAGTATGGTGCATTATTATGTGGTAAAATATCTGATGGAGATATTATTACTGTAGTTCCTATGATATTTAGTACTTCAAACATATATGAATCTTTGAATGCTTCTTTTACTCCAGGTATTGTATTTCCTTCAGTTGCAAATTATGAATTTGTTAATCCTATATATTCAAGACGTATTACAAGCCAATCTGAAAAACCTACAATACCTATTACTACCAAATTTAAAATTAGTAATATTAAGTTTCATAAATCTGAACGTATTCTATATTGGGGTAATGATAATATTTCTTATGTTGTACGTAGTAAACAAATGCTTGAAATTAGCTTTGATATAGAGGGCTATAATCTTAAAGCTTATGGAGGTAAAATAAAAGTTTTTGGTGTTGCTAATGATTCTGATGGTACATATTTAGAAAGTGATGAAATTAATTTTCCGTCTACTTGGTATGGAGGAAAATTAAATATTAAAAATTTTATATCTAAAGGTTATACTTATTATGACCAAGCAGTTAAACATGAAGTTGTTGGCGATGATTTTATAGGTATTCCTGTAGGAATCAATCTTATGCAAAATGAGAATACTCCATTAGATTATATTACTCAATGGAATATATATATTGAAATAAGTGCTAATTCTTTTTATGATAACGACAATAATTATATTTGGAATTTTAAATATGAAGGTGAAGTTTTAAACGAAAATGGTCTTATTTATACTGAGACTTATTAATTAAATAATACAAATTCACCATTACCTTACCAAGCAATAGCAATGCAGTGAAGTCGAATAAAATAGTATTGGTTTAATGGTCTAAATAATTTTTTGTAAAATCCTTGCTAATATACAGAAAAAATAGTACCTTTGCAAGGTAATTAATAATTAAAGATTAAGTACTTATGAAGAAAATTAAGACAATTGAGGCAGTTGATGCCTACAGAACGTTGAAAGCATTGAAGACATCATCTATGAGCGATGATGCCGCTATGCGAGTTTGGAAGAATATGAAGGCACTGCGCCAAGTAGCCGACACCTACGACAAGGATGTGGAGGAAGCGCAGCAGAGCTTGAAGGACGATAAGTTCGAGGAGATGCAGTGCAAGCTTCAGGAGTGCCAGCAGTTGGAGCAGAAGCACGCCAATGAGGGCTACGAATACACCAAGGACGATTCAGCCAAGTTCGCTGAGGTCAATGAGTACTTCTTCAATCAGAAGCAGAAGACCGAGAAGTATTTCAAGGAACTTGCCGACAAGGAGGTAGAGGTAGCCATCGAGACAGTTGACGAGAAGGAGTTGTTCAAGGCAGCGAAAGATTGCGGCTTGAAGTTCGCTGATATGGAGAGCCTTGATGTTGTGATAGGATAAACACTGATAAGTAGATATAGAAATAGCGTTAGAATTTGGTAAGGAAGCCGTTCTAACGCTATTTTTGTAGCCATCTACTTTCAGATTGTTACTTTTTATAAAGTTTAACACAGAAATATTCTCATTTCCGCTGGTTTTGTGCAAAAAAGTGTATCTTTGCAGCACTTTTCTTATTATTAAAAATGAGGAACTAAGAACAAATAATAAACCAAAAAAAACAAAAGGAGAAGAATTTATGACTAAAGAGGAAGAAGATGAAGTCCATCGGTTAGTTCAATCAGTCGGTGTTGTACAGTTGTCAAGAGTAATGTTTAAGGACATGGACGTTAGC